GTCTCGGACGTCGAGGAGAGCGTGAATGCCTACCTTCGGGATCTGGTCGCTTTGGGCGCGATCCTGGGCGGGCGGTGCTGGGCTGATCCGGACTTGAACTCGGCCGCAAATATCCAGCTCGGCAAAGTGTTCTTCAACTTGGATTTTACCCCGGTCTATCCGGCCGAGCATATCACGTTCCGTTCGCACCTGGTGAACGACTACATCGAGGAGGTGTTTAACTGATGGCTGCTGAAGATATCCTGAAATATCTAAATCTGTTCGTTGATGGCCGTGGCCATGCGGGCAAGATCGAGGAATACAGCCCACCCGATCTGACGGTTTCGACCGAAGAGTTTCGCGGGGGCGGCATGGACGCGCCCATCGATCTCGACATGGGCCAAGAGAAGATGACCACGTCCTTCGTGCTCACCTCCTACGACCGTGACGTGCTGTCTCTCTGGGGCATCAAAGACGGCTCGGTGGTTCAGCTGACGGCGCGTGGGTCGCTTGAAAGCCTGGACGGGACCAAGACGGCCGTGGCGCATCACATGCAGGGCAAGATTATCTCGGTGGCGCGCGGCACCTGGGGCTCGGGGGCAAAGCCGTCGCTGACCTTCACCGTGAGCCTGCGGTACTACCGCGAGGTCCACGGTGGTGTCGATATCAATGAGATCGATGTCGTCAATATGGTGCGCAAAGTGCGCGGCGTGGATCAGCTCGCAGAGCACCGCGCAAACATCGGCCTGTAAGGAGCTTTCATGGACAATCAAAACAAGCCGGCTTGGCTGGTCGAAAATGACGATGGGTCGCTCACGATCAACTTTGAAAGCCGGCCGCCTAAGATCGACGGGACGGAAGTCAAAAGCCTGAAAATGCGTGAGCCGTTCGTTGATGATCAGCTGGCTGCGGATTCTGCAGGCTCCAGCAGCGCGCTGTCTGAAATCGCGCTGATTTCCAACCTGTGTGAAATCTCACCGGAAGCGGTGCGCTCGATGACGATGCGCCAGTACAGCCGGCTGCAGACGGCGCTCTCGGTTTTTATTGGCTGACCCGTGAACAAGTCCGGGCGGGGTCACTTCGGCTCGCCCGGCACACCGGATGGGCCGAGCGTGAAATCATGGCCATGCCGGTCAGTCGTTTCATCTGGTGGATAGAAGGCCTTCCGAAGAATGAGTAAAAACCAACGCCTAAACGCAACGATCACGATCGGTTCGGTTCTCGAGCAATCGGTCAAGCGCAACATGGGCTTCCTAAAATCTGGGCTTTCCCAAGTCGGCGATGCGATAAAGGGTGTTGAGCGCCGGCAAAAGGAGCTCGATCGCCAGCGCAATGTTCTGCGAAAGCAGGGGCAGTCCGTTGAGCACCTCGATCGTGAGTATGAAAAGCTCGAGCGGACGCTTGTGGATCTGCGCCGCGCCCAGGAGCGATGGAACCGCGCGGCCGCGGCGTCGCGCCGTGTCGGGTCCACCTTCAGTAACATGGCATCTGGCATCGGCCGGAACACGCGCCAGATCGCGATCGGTGCAACCTTGGCCGGTGGCGCGATCTTTGGCCTTGCCAATTCTACAGCGGGTCTCGGGGATAACGTCGCCAAGACGGCCGACAAGCTAGGGATCGGCTTGGGTGCGCTTCAGGAGCTGCGCTATGCGGCCGAGCGTTCCGGGGTTGCGACAGGTACCTTCGACGGCGCTTTGGAAAAAATGACCAAGAACATCGGTCTGGCGCTCGAGGGGACCGGGGCCCAGAAGGACGCGTTGGACGCTTTGGGGCTTTCAGCCGGCCAGCTTGCCAATCAGCTGCCAGAGGAGGCGCTTGCCTCGATCGCCGACAAGCTGCAGGGGGTAGAGACGCAGGCTGAAAAGGCCGCGCTCGCAAACGATCTATTCGGGCGGTCGGGTATCGGTCTGCTCAACATGCTGAAGGACGGTTCTAAAGGGCTGACGCAGCTGCGCGAGGATGCGCGGCGCACCGGCTACGTGCTGTCGGATCAGGCTGCCCGGGATGCCGAAGTGTTCAAGGACACGCTGCTGGATACGCAGCTGGTCATGTCCGGCCTGAAGAACACGGTCGGGTCTGCACTGATGCCGGTGGTGACGCGCTCCATGCGCCGCATCGGCGACGCTCTGGTGGGCAACCGGGCTGATGTGGAGCGGTGGGCGAACGGGTTCGCTGAGGGCGCTGAGAGGGCGTTGCCAGTGATCGGCGAGATTGCGTCGGGCATCGGTGCGATCGGGTCCGTGGTCTGGTCGGTCACCGAAGGCACGGCCGATATGATTGGCGGCTGGGAAAACTTCGGGATGGTGGTCGGGGCGGTCCTAGCGTCGCGCACGATCGTGCGTGTTGCCAAGTTCGGTGGCGCAGTGTTCAGCCTCGGCCGCGCCATGCTGTCTCTGGCGACAGCGTCGCCGATCGTCGTTGGTGCGATCCGGGCGATCGGGTCTGCCCTGGTCATGAACCCGATCGGGGCGGCGATCGCCGTCATCGCGGGCGGGGCATATCTCATCTATCGAAATTGGAAAAGCGTCGCGCCCTGGTTCAAGGGTCTATGGGGCGATGCGAAGGGATATTTCCAAGGGTTCGGCAACTTCGTCGGTGGCGTCTTTTCCGGGGATATGGAGCGCGCCGAGAAGGGTGTCCGGGCGATGTGGGACGGCACCACGTCGTTCTTCGATCGGACCTTGAGCGGCATCGGTGCCGTATTCTCTGCGACTTATTCAAATCTCATTAAGCCGGCCACGGATGCGATGGGGATCACGGGGCCAATCGAGGCCGCATGGCAGCAGGTTGGCAGCGTGTTGGGGCCGGTGCTGTCCGATATCGGGTCTTACTACTCTGGCCTGGGCGATGTGGTCGCTGGTGCCTTTTCCGGGGATATGCAGCGCGCGTCCGATGGGCTCGGGCGGATGTGGAAGTCGGCGCAGTCTGTGATGTACGGGATCCTGGGCGGCATCGGCGACAGGTTCCGGTGGATCTATGACAATGTGATCAAGCCGGTGACCGATGCGATGGGGGTGACCGCGCCGATCGAGCGCGCCTGGTCAACCCTTTCCGGTGCAATCGACACGACGCTCAGTGCGATCGGGTCCGTCTTCGACACGACCTGGTCTGGGCTGGTGAAGCCGGTCATCGATGGGCTGGCTGCGACCGGTGGCATCGGGGCAGCGTGGGAGGCGGTCAAAACCGCCATTGATCCTGTGCTGACCTGGATTGGCGACAAGTTCACCACGCTGATGACCTTGATCAAACCGGTGATCGAGGCGTTGAAGTGGGGATATGAGAACGCGCAGCGCGCCGGCAATGCGATCGGCTCGGCCGTAGGCTCTGCGGTGGCCTCGCGCGTTGAACCTGGCAAAGTCTCGGGGCTCGGCAACACGGCGTCAAATGACAACGCGGCACCGATGACAAGCTCAGCCGCAGAGAAGCTATACGGAATCAAACCGCAGAAGAACGCCTTGGGTGGACCCTTCCGTCCTGGCTGGCACCTGACCGGCGAGCTCGGTCCGGAGCTCAAGTTCGAGAACCGCTCGGGGTACGTGGCGAACAACCGCGCCATGCGCCAGCTTGCCGGCTATGCCGAGCGTGTCGGTTCTGTGTTCAGTCCGGCCGCGCGGTCGGTGAAAAAACAAGGTGCGCGTGTTCTGGATATGGTGCGCGGAAGCGGCGGGGTCGCGCGGCCGGTCAGCAATCGCGGTGTAATGCCTGATAATCTGGGCCGCGGCAGCCCGAGGGTAAGCATTCCAGCGCAGCCGGCACGTCGCAGCAGCTCGGCCGCGCGGCCGGTCAGCGGTAGAGGTGCCCGTGTCCTGGATAAACTGCGTCGCAGCAGCCCGCGGGTGGGTATTCCTGCGCAGCCGGCGCGGCGCATTGGATCCGCTCCGCTCACCTCGAGTGAACGCGGTCAGTCGCGCCGTCCCGACGTGGACGGCATGATGGCGCGCATCGAGGCCGTATTCCCCCAGACGGCCGCGCCGGCACTGGCAGCAGCTCCTGCGCAGGCATCGCAATCCGTCACCAACCACTACACGATCAACGCGCCTGGGGCTGACGCTCATGAAGTCTTGCGGCTCCTGAAGCGTGAGGAACAACGCAACGCCGGCAACGGTCTATTCGATCGCGCGCCGGCCACGGGGCCGTTTGGGAGATAAAGATGGCAGAAGTCATGATGCAGCTCGGGTTCTTCCAGTTCTCCCTGGATAACGCAGCCTACCAGCGGCTCAGTCGATCGGCTGAGTATCGGTGGGCCCGTCAGGCGCGGATCGGGACCAATGATGCGCTGCAGTTCACCGGCCTGGGCCCCGAGACTGTGGAGCTCGAGGGCGTGATCTATCCCCATTTCAGGGGCGGGCTAAAGCAGATCGATAAGATGCGCACACAGGCCAGCCTCGGGCTGCCACTGCCGTTGGTGTCTGGCATCGGTAAGGTGCTGGGCCTGTGGGTCGTGGAGGGCGTCACCGAGGGGCAGGAAGTCTTTGCCTCGCAGGGCATCCCGCATCGGCAAGAGTTTACAATGAGGATGGCAAGATATGACGGCGGTGTCCGATCTCTACTTCGTTTCTTCTGAGGGCGATGTCCTGGATCAGGTCGTGGCCGCGCACTACGGGGACACTTTGGGCGGCAAGGTGGAGGCGGTTCTTGCCGCTAACCCTGGTCTGGGCGCGCTGGGCGCTGTGCTCGATCCTGGCATTCGGATCCTGTTGCCGGATTTGGACACCTCAGAACCTTCTGAAACGGCGCAGCTATGGGGCTGATGGATTTCCGGCCGTTGGTCCAGGTCACGATCAACGGGGTGCCTCTGTCGGGGTTCGTGTTCTCGCAGCTGAGTTCGGTGCGCGTGTCCGACACGGCCGGCTTCATCTCCGATACTGCTGAGATTACTTTCGCCAATTCCTCGCCCCTGTCGCGCTTTGCCATGCCAGAGCCGGGGGCCGAGGTCGCGATCGCCCTGGGGTATCTCGGTGAATTCTTGCAGATGGGGCTCTATATCGCCGATGAGGTTGAGGAGAGCTCGCCACCTCGCATGATCACGGCCGTGTGCCGTGCCAAAGCCCAAGGCGAGACACAGAGCGGCTTTGCCCCGATCAGTCAGCAGAAGTCCCGGTCGTGGCCGGCCGGCATGACGCTGAAGGCA